TTTACCCGTCTGCCGTTACTGTACACAATGGAGTTAATGCCCTGATTCAGAAAGTCCTGCACTGAAAGGTCAATCGCCTGCTGTAAGGTCATACTGCCTGTACTCATTGCAAGCTGTACACGGTTCACAGTCTGCCTGTATACGTCGTCAGTAAGTCTTAAAGCTGACGTTTCAGCCTGCTTTTCGAGGTGCGTAACGTCCTCAATCAGCTTGTTTACTTTTGTCTCGTCTACTCCGAAAAAGTGCGGTTCACGGTCACTTTCTGGGAATACTCCGTTTACTCCCTGTGAGAACTCGTCAAGCATTATCTGTCTTGTCTGACTGTCAATCAGCCCCGTGTAACTGTTCATGATTCGGGCATTTTCCTGACGGAACTTGTTGATGTTCTTAATCTTTTCCGCCTGCCACGCAGTCCAGTCAAAGCCGTACTGCTGTTCTTCACTTTTATGCCGTCCGAGGTTACGTTTAAGTGAAGAAATAAGTCTTAATTCTATCTCCCCGAATATCTTTGCAATGTCACTGTAAGTAAGCATTATTCACCACCAACAGACGGTTCATTGACGGTCATAAGTCCTTTTTCTGACCTGATTCTCTCTACTTCCTCCGCTTTCCACCTGTCGTCCTTTGAACTTCCCCACAGTTCTTCTACCTGCGTTTCTACTGACATCACACCATAAGCCGAAGCCTTTCCGACCGTTTCAACTCTTGAATCAAAGTCAGGGGCGGAGTACTCTCCGAAATTTACTGATATATCGTAATTTTGTGGGAAAACTCCCCTCATATTGTCGTAAGTTTTCAGTACTGCGTTTACAAGTTCGGGGAGTGCCTTTTCGAGTGCAGAAGTTATTGTGTTACGGGTATTTCCTGTAACGTCTTTCTTTTCCCTCTGAGCGTCCGCACTTGACATTTTTCCGACATCAATGCCCAGTGTTGCAGGTGAAACAAGTCCTTGCAAGCACATGAGAAGTGCGTTTGTGTATGCACTTGCAAATGCCTCATACTTTATGTCAGGCTGTGAAACGTCTATTTTTTCAGCCTGTTCACTCATGGTCGAATTGACCGTTACTACTTCCGCACCAAAACTGCTCACACTCTGCAATGCTCCCGTTTCAGGGTCACGGGGGACTAAATTCAGCGGTATGTACTTGATTACTCTGCCTGCCCTTACTGCATCTATCCACTGCGAAACTACTTCGTCAAGAGCGTCAAAGCAGTCAGACTTTCCACCGCTGAATATCGACTTCCCACGCCCTCTGTACTTTTTGTCAGTGTAGAAGTTCAGCGGAACTGCCATTACAAAGTCGCCTGAAAATTCAGTAACAGGCTTTATGCCTGCAAGTTCAGGGATACTTTCAATAGGTACTTCATTACCGCTTTTGTTGTACAGCCTGCTCTCTATGCACCCCTTTGAGTACCTTTCAAGCAGATAGTACTTTTTATAGTCCGTTCGGAAAGTTACTGCCGAATTTATACCTCTTTTCTGCTCAAATTCTACCCTGTCACCGCTCACAAATTCTACTATCGGAAAGTCCGACACCGTTCTGTCCACACTGATTTTAAATGCCCCGTCACCGCTTACAAGTGTATCCGTTACTGACTGCCCGACAAGTTCAGTGAAGTTTATTTTTTCCGAAATTCTGTTCCATTCAGGGGAATCAGTGCCGATACTGTCAAGGTCTGACTTTACTATGTAGGCGAGTGTGTCAGCTATTATTGCAGGAAGTCCGCTGTGTATCTTTCGTATCTTTGCACCTTTCGGAGATGTCGCCCAGAACGACCCCGTACTGTCATTGATACTGTGAAAAAACTGGTAAAGTTCGTCCGAGTCACCATTATACCACAGCTGTGACCGCAAGACTTCAAGTTCTCTCGTGTGCTTACGCTGTATCACTATTGCCTGTTCGGACGGAGCAGGTACTATTTCAAGCCACGCCTGCATTTTTTCTTTCACCCACTTTCCTAACTTCATATCAAACTCCTATCATCTGCATTGTTTCAGCAACTCCCGTTGTTGCATCGGGAGCGTCATCATGGGCGTTTTTGCCGTCTCTCTGATACGCTGTCATTGCCGTGTAGTATTCGGGAAAACGGTCACGCCAGTTCGCAGGGTAGTACACATGATTCATTACCCATGTCGCATAGGACAGTATTCTTGCTTTCTTGTTTCCCGACTGGTGAAACCATGTGAAAATTGTCCTGTAATTGTGAAGTTCTTCCTCTGAAATACGCTTGACACTCCTTGCAAAACCACGTCCGCCGTTGTTGGATTCTATTCTCGAATTGTTCACCGCAAAATCCTTGTGCCGTCTTGCCGTTTCGGGTTCGGTCACTTCCATAGGCTCTTTCGTGTAGTAAATGTCAAGCACATATGCCTCACGCTGATATACTCCCCAAATGATACTGCACAGCCAGTCACTGCCCTCGTCAGCAGTATCGGTATAGCTGTAAACGCCCTCAAAGTGCGGAGGAAGTTCCGTGTACGTCCTGAAAGAATTGTACAGCCTGCCCTTGATGTCAATAGGAGTCTGCTGGTAGTTCGCTGATGCTATATCCGCTCCCATTGCCTTGACCGTTGTGCAGTAACTTGCATAATTCAGAATTTCGGGACACAGCATTTCGTGAGTTTCCTCGTTACAGGCTTTCAGTGATATGTGCCTGTACTTTATCCCCTCTGTACTGTAAAACTCCAACGCACGTCCTGCGAGGTCATCAGTCGCCCACCTTGTCATGATGATTATTATTTTCGCTCCTGCCTCACGCCTTGACAGCATTGTATTAGTGAACCACTCCCAGTGCTTCTGCTTTACATTCTCGTTATTGGCTTCCTCAGCATTTTTAATCAGGTCGTCTATTATCATAAGTGTACAGCCGAAACCTGTTGCCGTACCTGTCGGAGAAGTGGCGAGGTAGTTATTGTAACCGTCCTCCAAGCTCCAAAGGTTCATAGCTCCGTCACCGTGCTTAATGCGTGTGTTCGGGAAAACGTCTGAGTATACTGCCTTGTACCTGTCTGCTTTTGCTTCCTGAATCGTGTTCCTGACGTTCTTTGAAAACATGGTTGACAGTATCTCGTTGTAAGAGCCTGTCATTATTTTTGCACTGTGATTCTGACCCAGTACCCATTCCACAAAACACCCTGCCGTTCTTGACTTCCCGTGACGGGGCGGTATGTTTACTATAAGTGCCTCGTCATCAGATGTAAGAAAGTCCTGAAACTCAATGCACAGCTTTACAAGAAATTCTCTGTCAGGCTTGTAAAAGTCAGGGGCTTTGAGTCGGCAGTAGTCAAAAAAGTTACGCCTTGCAAGTTCAGTTCTCGCTCCCAGTGCCACTAACTTTCTATCCGTCAGCAAGTTTTTTCAGCTCCTCCGTACTAAGTCCCGAAAACGGATTTTTTATTTCAGCGTCAAAACTTCCCTCTATTTTTGTGATGTACTCGCCCGTCATTTTGTTGAGTGTATCGACCGCCTTAATGCGATCAGAAGCACTATTTTCACTGTCCTTTGCAATGTCCGACAAAAGTACCTGCCTTTGCTTTGCAGTCATTATACGCTCGTCCTGAGCCTTTTCCGACAGTTCTTTTATATACTGCATAACTGCTGTATTTTGCAGTAATTTTACAGCATTTGCATTTGAGTACTTTTTTGAGTACCCTGCTTTGACGGCACTCTGTGAAGCGTTGCCCGTCTGAGCATAGTATTCTGCAAACTTTTTCTGTCTTTCGTTCATAAAGCACCGCCTTTTCAATGCGTAATTTGTAATGCGTAATGCGTAATTATTTCAAACAAAAACCGCCCCTATTGGGACGGTTCTCAGTAATTAAATTAGGAGGAAAAATGCCTATGGTTTTTCAAAATCTCTATGTTACTATTATAGCACTTTACAGTGGGTCAAACAAGGTCAAAAGGTGTCAACTTTTCAATTGCTTTACGCTGTTTACGCTTTACCGTTTCAGGACTGTAATTCATAAATTCGGCAGTCTGTTCGATAGTGTGAAAGAGTAAGTAACGGTGAATAAGAACAGTTTCGAGGTCGTTGTCGTGGAGCTGTGAAATAGCACTCTGAATCTCGTCACTTATCTG